CTCAGTTTGTTGGACCTGTTCGTATGGATAGGTTAACTAAAACAGACAAAAAGACAGGTAAAGTTCCACAGCCTAACCTACGTCCTGTTACTGTAGGTGACGTGCAGCTAGGTGAGCAGATAGGCACTATTAGAATATCAACAAAAGTAACAGACAAGAATCCAAAAGGATATAATGATCACCCACTCTATGACTACATTGAGGTAGACGCTTCTAAGTCAGCCCCAGAGGACATGGGTTTAATTCCAAAATTTAACGAGGGTGGTTTAGCTGAAGAAAAACAAACACCCCCATCTTGGTTACAAAGAGCATTAGACCCTACAACACCTACAACTGAAAACGAAGAATCTATAAGAACTACTTCTGTCGATGGAAAACTTTTTCCAACAATAAGAATGATAGAGGGTAAACTAGTTAAACTCTCACTTGAAGAAGCATATAAGATGGCGATAGAAAAGGGTGACTTTATACAGTTTAAAAGTGATGAAGAAGCAGATGCTTTTAGCCAAAGATTAAGTAATATAATATCAAGTAAACGTAAACAACAACCTAAAGAAATGTATGAGGGTGGGGTAGCAATGAACGATCAAATGGAAATGGCATTTATGCAGCAGGGTGGTATTAAAGACGATGGTATGAATAAAGATCCTGTTTCTGGTAATCCAATTCCTCCTGGCTCTATGGCTACAGAAGTTCGTGACGATATTCCTGCTATGTTATCTGAGGGTGAGTACGTAGTTCCTGCTGATGTTCTTAGATATTATGGTGTTAACTTTTTTGAAAACCTACGTGGACAAGCTAAACAGGGTTTACAAACTATGGAGACTAATGGTAGAATTGGTGGAGAGCCAATGTCATCTCAGCAAGTTCAGCAGAACATGAGTGGACAACCTATGGCAGGAGCACCTGCTGTACAACCTATCGCTGCTAACGCAGGTGTTATAACTACTGCAACACCAGACCTAACAAATTACACACAACAGGCACAGCAACTAGGTGGTGGTCAACCCTTTAACGCTGCAAACTATACAACAGTAGGTGGTACTTTATTTGAACCAGAAAAACCAAAAAGTATTACACTGACTAAAACATTTGTTAACGCAGAAAATTCTTCTGATGTAAGAGTTATTACGTATGTAAATGGTACAGTGCAACCTCCTTCTGATGTTCAGTATACTCAACCCCCCTACTATCTACAGGGTAGCTCTGGGCTTATAGATGCTATTGCAGCCTTTGAAGCTACACAGAATACTGGAGGTGGAGGTGGAGGAGAAGATCCAAAAGATCCTAAACCTGTACAACCTTTTGGGTCAGGTGTGGACTGGACTGATCCACTGGCATACGCAAAACAATTGGCTGATCCATCTACAGCCCAGAAACTTTTAAAGGCAGGTACACTAGGGGCAGCAGTGCTAGGTGGTCCTGCAGGATTTTTGCTAGCAGGTGTAGGTTCAACTGCTCTTGGTCTACAACAAGTGTCTGCGTTAGAGGCTTCTAAAATATTAGCAGAGGCTCAAGGCATGGATACAACAGAAATAGATAAAATTTTAGAAACAGTAAAATCTAGTCAAAACCTCGCAGGTCAGGGCTTAGATAGTATTTTAGCTACAGGCGTGAATAATGCTAAGTCTGTTCTTGATAGATTAAATATGAGATACACAGAAAAAGATGGAAAATTAATTTTTAGTGATGAAGACAAAAAGTATAATAACCTACAGGATAGAGAAGATGCAATTGATAAACAACTCTCTGATAATAAAGGTGTAGCATCAACAGCACTTGAAAATATTCAATCTGGTGGAGGTAATAACCCTTCTGGAACAACAATCCAAGACATCTTAGATAAGTCTGGTGAAGAAGGTTCTGAAAACAGAGAACTAACAGAAAAACAGTTAGCTGATGTAATAGAAGGTTTAGAAAGTGGCGCTCAAACTGGTACAATTCAACTTAATAAAGGTGGACTAATGTCCAAAGGCAAAAAGAAAAAATAATAATAAGGCTACCCAGGAATGGTTCCTGGCCCCAACATAAGGAGTACTTTAAATGCCTGAATTAACAGAAGTAGAAAAACCCAAGACAGCAGGTTTTGTAGATCGTGGGTTCAACCACTCTAAAAAACAAAAACGAATAGAAGAAGAAGAAGCAGAGATTGCTAGACTAGAGGCAGAGGCTCGTGGTGAAGAAGTTGCTGAGGATAAACCCAGTGGCGAAGATACTGAGGACAACCAGGTACAAGCCACAGATGATTCCAAACAAGAAGAACAAGAATCCAAGAAAGTCGAAACACAGGAAGACAATTCAGACGAAGGACTAAGTCCTGAAGAAAAGTCTTTTAAGAAACGATATGGTGACTTGCGTAGACATATGCAAGACAAAGAAAAAGATTGGAATCAAAGACTAGAAAAGCTTGAGAAGCGTAAAGCAAAAGATAGTATTATTCCCCCTAAGTCTGATGAAGACATAGAGAAGTGGGCAAAAGAATATCCAGACGTAGCAGGTATTGTAGAACGCATTGCTTCAGAGAAAGCAAAAGAAATGTTTAGCAAGGCTGAGTCACGTCTAAAAGAATTAGATGAAGCTCATTCTGAGGCAATACGTATGAAAGCAGAAAATGTAATACGTAAAACTCATGATGACTTTGATGATCTACGACAATCAGAAGGATTCCACAATTGGGTAGAAGAACAACCTAAGTGGGTTAAGGATGCTTTGTATGAAAATATGGATGATCCTGGTTCTGTTATTCGTGTAATTGATCTATATAAAGTTGATAATGGTTTGACACTTGCAGCCAAGAAAGAAACAAAGAAAGCTGCAGCGTCTACTGTTACAAAGGGAACTCGTACTTCTATTGATGCCAAGGGTGTGTCAGGACAAATCAAAGAGTCTGACGTAGCTAAGATGTCTAATAAGGAGTTTGAGGAACGTCAGGACGAAATAAACGAATCCATGCGAAAGGGTAAGTTTGTCTATGACGTATCTGGGGCAACCAGATAAATAGTTGACTTATTTAAAGTCATCTATATAACTACCAGTATCTAGCTTGAAGCCTCCTTATGGACTACCTTCAAGGATACTTTTCATTAAAGTCTAAACTATAAAGAACTACCTGGACAAGTATAGGCCCAGTAGTATTTAGAGGCGCAATCTAAGTACTTACTGCACCCTAGAAAACGTACAGCCTCTTTCAGATGTTTAAGCTTTTTCTTAAGCCAAATATCATGGAGGATTTAATCATGGCTTTTCAAACAGCAAGTGGCTATGGAAATTTGCCCAATGGGAACTTTTCTAGCGTCATTTATAGCAAAAAAGTACAGCTTGCTTTTCGCAAGAGTACAGTCGTTGGCGACATAACTAACTCTGATTTTTTTGGGGAGATTTCTGCCCAAGGAGATACAGTAAAAATTATCAAGGAGCCAGAAATTTCTGTGAACGCCTATGCTAGGGGTACACAGGTTTCAGCACAGGATCTTGATGACGAAGACTTTTCTCTAGTCGTAGATAAAGCGAACTACTATGCTTTTAAGATCGACGATATTGAGGAAGCGCACTCACATTCTAATTTCATGCAGCTTGCAACTGATCGTGCAGCATATCGTTTGGCTGATCAGCATGACCAAGAAGTTCTTGGTTATCTATCAGGTTACAAACAGTCTGCTCTACATTCAAAAGCAGGTGCAGTGAATGACGTAGTGAATGGAACTAAAGCAGTTACAACTGCAGGTTCTGACGAATTGTTATCTTCAATGAAGCTTATCAAGTCTTCATTTGGTAACATCACAACGACTTCTGCTGCAGATCATTCGATCCCAGTAGCAGCACGTCTACCTGGTGCAACAGCACTACCAACAGCAACAGTTTCCCCTGCGATGATTATCTCACGCATGAAACGTTTGATGGATCAACAGCAAGTTGATACACAAAATAGGTGGCTTGTTGTTGACCCTGTGTTCATGGAAATATTAGCAGACGAGGATTCTCGATATTTAAATGCTGATTATGGTGAATCAGGTGCACTACGTAATGGTCTAGTACTGAATAACATGCATGGTTTTAGAATGTATGTTTCCTCAAACCTTCCTGCAGTAGGATCAGGTTCAGGGACTTCAGGATCAGCCAACCAAAACACTAATTTTGGTGTTATCGTTGGTGGTCATGACTCAGCAGTAGCAACTGCAGAGCAGATCAGTAAGACTGAAACATATCGTGATCCAGATAGCTTTGCTGACATTGTGAGGGGAATGCACCTATATGGTCGCAAGATCCTACGTCCAGAAGCAATCGTCACTGCTAAATATAACGCAGCTTAGGGGGAGATTGACTTATGGCTACTTATGATATGACAGCAAAAGCAACTACTGGGGTTAACTCTGACAGTATTGCTGAGGCTAAATCACGTTTCCAATCAAATGGTATGTACATGCGAGAGGCTGTACTTGACTTTGACAAGATGACTGCTGCAGGTTGGACTGCTGCTAATGGCGACATCTTTCAACTACTAGAGATTCCTGCTAACACTATGGTGTTATTTGCAGGGGCTGAAGTTGAAGCTGCTGTCAATGGCTCATCTCCAACTGTTGACATTGACTTTGCTGAAGGCGATGACATTGTTGATGGTGGTGACGTTTCATCTGCAGGTTTCTTAGCATCAGGTTCAAATGGTGCTGCTATGACCACTTCAGGTACTCTGACATTTACACAGCACGTAACAGCTACAGATACAATTGACGTTAAGTTGATTGCTTCTTCTGCAGATGTTACATCAGGACGCATTCGTGTTGTCGCATGTTGTGTAGATACAGGTATCTCTGGTCGAGTAAGACCAGTTGATGTAGATCGTGATCTACTAGCATAAATAAAACTTTAGGGGCAGGGCTACTTGCCCCTTTAGCTTATCTGAAGGATTTTTGTAATGGCTACATACGTTGCGTTAGTTAACGAATTACTACGTAGGTTAAATGAAGTTACTCTTGATACAGCAGGAGATGGCTTTGGGGCAGTACGTAATGTTCAAGCATTAGCTAAGGATGCAGTAAACAACTCCATTAGAAATATCTTACAGACAGGCCAAGAATGGCCTTTTCTAAAAACAACAAACACACAAACTCTAGTAGCAGGAACTAGACAATACGATTTTCCTGCTGATTATTCTAGGGCAGACTGGCAAACGTTTTATATTAAGAAGCTAACATCTGTAGATAATAGTCCTATGTCTCTTCCTACAATTAGCTACGAAGAGTACATTCAAAAGTACAGACACTTTGATGACACAGGAGATCAAACAGGTATCTCTGCGCCAACTTTAGTATATCAGACTGATGAAGCAAAGTTTGGTGTAACTCCTATAGCAGATCAAGCCTACGAAATAGAATATATTTATTACAAGTTTCCTGCAGACCTAACTGCTTTTAATGATACAGCAATCGTGCCAGATAGGTTCAAACACGTTCTTATTGATGGTGCTATGATGTACATGATGAGGTTTAGGTCTAATGAGCAGAGTGCTGCAATGCACCAAAACAATTTTGAAGATGGTATTAAATCAATGAGAAGACTACTTGTTGATGAACCCCTAAGAATAAGATCAACAGTAGTTGATAGAGTTACTTCTTCTAATCAGGTTCTAGGAAGAGTTCTCTAATGGCTGACAATCTTGCCTCTTTTAAGGTGTTTGCTCAGGGTGGATTGAATACCAGTCGTGACGTGTTATCTCAGGGTGAGACACAACCTGGCTCTGCTATTACACTTATCAATTACGAACCTGCTGTTACTGGTGGCTACAGAAAGATAAATGGTTTTTCTAATGATTATGGAACTGTAACAGGGACAGGAAATGTTCTAGGTGTAGCAGTAGTCGATGGAATTAACGATGGAATCTTAGCTGCTCGTAAACCCTCATCAGGTAATAACTACTTACATAAATTTAATAACTCTAGTTCAGCCTGGGATGCAGTAAGTACTTCAGGTTCACCTACAATGGTAGGCGTAACTAAAGTTAGATTTTCTAAACTAAACTTTGGCTCCCCAAAGGTTGTGCTTACAGATGGAATAAATCCTGCAGCTACTTATGATGGTTCGACATATACTCAGATTACTCATTCAGATGCACCTACAGACCCTAAGTATTCTGCAGTATTTCAAAATCATTTATTTCTAGCAGGTGATCCTGCAGAAAAAACAAATCTTTACTTTAGTGCTCCATTAGCAGAAACAAACTTTGCTTCAGCCAGTGGAGCAGGAGTAGTAAATGTAGGGTTTCCTATTGTAGCTATAAAGTCTTTTAGGAATGAACTCTACATTTTTGGTTCTACCAATATTAAAAAGTTATCAGGGACAGCACTAGCCAACTTTGCGCTACAGACTGTTACAGATGACCTTGGGTGTTTAGCTACAGACAGTGTTATAGAAATTGGTGGTGACTTACTATTTTTATCCCAGGATGGTCTACGCCCAATCTCAGGTACATCTAAAATAGGTGACGTTAATCTAGAAACAGTATCTAAAAATATTCAGTCTATCTTTACAGATATTGTATTTGATATTGATCTAGATACACTAAATGCTGTTACCATTAAACAGAAGACTCAGTTTAGATATTTCTTTGGAGCAGCAGATTCACAGGGTATTATAGGTGGCTTTAGAGAAACACCTAATGGGCTACAGTTTGAGTACAGCCAGATGCTAGGTATCTCAGCAACTTCTGCAGCTAGTGGATACATAGGACAAAATGAATTTGTAATTCATGGAGATAGCACAGGTAAAGTTCACAGACAAGAACAGGGCAATACTTTTGCAGGAACAAATATCTTTAGTGTTTATCAGACTCCCTTTCTTTATATGCAAGATCCAGAACAAAGAAAAATATTTTATACTGTAGCAACTTATTTACGTTCTGAGGGAGATAACGAGATTGTGATGTCTGTAGTATATGACTACGAAGATCCAAAATCTTTAAGTCCAACAAACTTTACTTTGAGTACTGAGGGTGCTGCAGCATACTACAATGAAGCTGCTTATAATAGTACAGCTATATTTGATGGTAATCCATCACCAGTACAACGTACAAATATATCAGGTTCAGGTAAATCAGTTTCTTTAAAATATGTTACAAATGATTCAAATGCTTCACACAGTATTCAAGGCATAGTTGTGACGTTTGGCGTGGGGGATAGACTTTAAATGGCAGGTTATACAAGACAATCAGTAGCTGACATTATTGCTAATGCAGTCATTAAAGCTGCACCAGTAAACGCAGAATACAATGCTTTGCGAGATGCCTTTGCTGCAGCAAGTGGACACAAACATGATGGCAGTACAGGTGAGGGAGCTAACGTTCCTCGCATAGCTGATGCTGACGCCCTAAACAAAGTTGTTGTAGATACATCAAATAACAGAATTAGTTTTTTTACTGAGGTATCTTCTTCTGCTGTAGAGCAAATTAGACTAGAGGATGGTGTCCTCAAACCTGTATCTGATGATGATATAGATCTTGGTGCTACAGGAGCAGAGTTCAAAAATCTGTACATTGATGGTATAGGTTACATTGATTCTGTTGTCATTACAGGTGGTACAATTGATGGTGCAGTAATAGGAGGTACTACCCCTGCAGCAGGTACATTTACATCTTTAGTTGCTACCACTGCAGATATAAATGGAGGTACTGTTGATGGTGCAGTAGTAGGTGGAAACTCAGCAGCAGCAGGTAGTTTTACAACACTAGCTGCTTCTAGTAATGCTGCTGTAGGTGGCACTTTTGCTGTTACAGGTACATCTGCTCTTACAGGTACAACAACTATTACATCTGCTGATATTAACTCAGGTGCAATGGACAACACTACTATTGGTAATACAACTGCTGCTGCAGGTACGTTTACAGATCTTACAGCTTCAGGCACTACTACAATAACAACTGCAGACATTAATGGTGGAGCAATAGATGGTGTTACTATTGGTGGGTCTTCTGCAGGTGCAGGTACATTTACAGACTTAACAAGCACAGGAACATCAACACATGCTACAGTCGATATTAATGGGGGTGCTGTGGATGGCACAACAATTGGTGCTTCTAGTGCTTCGTCAGGTAGCTTTACAACTGTTGCTACATCTGGTCAGGCGACACTGGCGACTGTTGATATTAATGGTGGTACTATTGATGCTGCTGTTATTGGGGGTAGTACACCTGCAGCCATAACAGGCACAACAGTTACAGCAAACACAAATTTTGTTGGAAACATTACAGGTAACGTTACAGGTAATATATCAGGTGATGTTACTGGTGACGTAGCAGGGGATTTAACAGGTAACGTAACTGCAGGTTCAGGCACATCATCATTTACTAATGTGACTATTAATGGCAGTCTAAATATGAACGCAGGTACATCTGCAACGATTACTAATCTTACAGCACCTAGTTCTGATTTAGACGCAGCAACAAAATTATATGTGGATACAGAGGTAGCAGGGCTTGTTGACTCAGCACCTGGAACACTCAATACATTAAATGAACTTGCTGCTGCGTTAGGTGATGATGCAGATTTTTCTACAACTATTACAAATAGTATAGCTACCAAGCTACCACTAGCAGGTGGTACAATGTCTGGTGCTATAGCTATGGGTACTAGCAAGATTACAGGGCTAGGTGATCCAACAGCTAACCAAGATGCAGCAACTAAGAAGTATACAACAGATACATTCTTACCATTAGCAGGTGGTACATTAACAGGTGCATTGGCAGTAGGTAGTAACAAAATTACTGCTAGTTATACACCAAGTGCAAGTGCTGATCTCACAACAAAAACATATGTAGATGGCATACTTGGTTCAGCTACTGCAGCTTCTACTTCAGCATCTGCTGCTGCTAGTTCTGCCACTGCTGCTGCCTCAAGTGCTACTGCTAGTGCTTCCTCTGCAACTGGGGCTGCTTCTAGTGCAACCTCTGCAGCAGCTAGTTTTGATTCGTTTGATGACAGATACCTTGGTGCTAAGTCATCTGCTCCTAGTGTAGACAACGATGGGGATGCCCTAGTTACTGGTGCTCTCTATTTTAATAGCACCACAAATATTATGAATGTTAGAACTAGTGGTGGTTCTTGGACTGCTGCAGGTTCATCTGTTAATGGAACTTCAAGTCGTAACACTTACACAGCCACTGCAAATCAAACAACGTTTGCAGCTACATACGATTCTGGTTTTGTAGATGTATTTATGAATGGTTTGAAATTAAAATCTGGAACAGACTTTACAGCTACATCAGGAACTAGTATAGTTCTTGCATCTGGAGCTACTGTAGGTGACATAATTGATATTGTAGCTTATGGTACATTTACTTTAGCTGATCATTTATCACAAACACAGTCTGATGCTAGATATTTACTAGAATCAAACAACCTCTCTGATTTAGACAGTGCATCAACAGCAAGAACAAATCTTGGTGTAGCTATTGGATCTAACGTACAGGCTTACGATGCAGGTCTAACTTCAATTGCAGGACTAACAACTGCAGCAGATAAAATAATTTTTACGAGTGGTTCTGATACATATGCTGTAACAGACTTCTCTTCATTTGCTAGAACACTTGTTGATGATGCTGACGCATCAGCAGCTAGAACAACTCTAGGTGTAGCCATAGGAACAAACGTTTTAGCATACGATGCAAACTTACCTACTTTTCCATCAGGAATTACTACAACAGAAGTTGGTTATCTTGATGGTGTAACATCAGCAATACAAACTCAATTAGATACAAAAGCACCAACTGCAAGCCCAACATTTACAACAAAAGCAACAATTGATGGTACACTTGATATTGAAGAAGTGTATGAGAAAGTAACAGTACAAACCTCTACTACTGGAACAATTACTTTTGATACAACTGCACAAGCTGTTGAACTTTACACTGCAAATCAAGGTGGAAACAGAACTATAAATTTTACAAATGTAAATTCTAACTTGGCTATTGGTCAGTCATTAACTGTTTCTATTGCAATGACACAAGGTTCTACTGCATATTATTTAAATGCGTATCAGGTTGATAGTTCATCAGTAACACCAAAGTGGTCAGGTGGGACAGCCCCTACAGGAGGTAACGCATCTAGTATTGATGCTTACTCATTCACGATTATCAAAACAGCAGATGCTACATTCACAGTGTTAGCATCTCAAACACAGTTTGCATAGGAATAATATGGCTCCTTTACTTTCAACATTTGGTGCAGCTTCAGCTAGAGGGTTTGGTGGCATTGGTGCAGCAGCAGGAGCATCAATTACATCTGTTGTATTTGTAGCAAATCAAGAAATAGATACAATACATGCTATTGACGTAAGTGATCCAAATAATCCTGTAGAAATTGATACAATTAGTGGTGGTACACTTAATGGTGTTTCTGGAATTGCAGCAGATCAAACTAACAAAAGAATATATTTTTCCACAAGAAACTCAACAAGGCGTGTTGGTGTTATAGATGTATCTAATCCTAAAAGTATGTCTTTAGGTAGCACACTTAATGTAGGTTCAAATGACCCTTTGTTTGCTTGTGATATTGACGTTACAAATAGTAGGCTTTGGGTTGTTGGTGAAAATCAAGTTTATGCGATAAATGTATCCAATCAAAGTAGTTTTAGTCTTCTTGGAAACAGAGGTACAGGTGGGAATAACGCAGGTCAATTTGATATTTCTGTTGATCCAGACACAGGTTTTGCATATTCAAACTCTAATGGTAGTCCTGGTAAATTACAATTATTAGAATACGATGGATCATCAGTACAAGATAGAGATGATCAGGATATTTCTTCAGGGTATGGAGGTCTTGGTATCGCACCTAGTGGTAATGGTGACAATGTTTTTATTGCTATTTCAAGTACCTCTCAAGAACAAATACTTTTTAAAGAAGGATTTACCTCTGGTTCAAATACAGATCAAATTGCTAATGCTAGTGCCTTCAGTAAATCTGGAAGTTTAGATGGTGCTAAAGTAAATATATTTCATAGAACTAGAAATTACATGTATAATATGAGTCAGGCAAACAACCATAAACTTGTAACCATTGATGTAAGTAACATTAATAATCCTACTTTTGTAAGACAAACAACTGGTGGAACTACTAATTTAAACTCACCTCAATATGGTGTTTTAGATGATACCAATGACAAAATGTATGTTACTAATTCTGATAGCAGTGGTGCTTATCTGACTGTAATGAATGTTGCTGCAAATGCACAGTTTAGAGCCAAACATGTTTTAAGTGGAAGTGGTACTGATCCAGGGCAAGTTAAAGTTATAAACTACGATCCACCTGTGTAAGAAAGGGTTAAAATATGAGTAAAGCAAGAGATTTAGCAGACTTTATGTCAGCAGGAGGTATCCTGGTTGATGGTGCAATATCTGTGGCAGAAGTAACAGGCGCTGCTCCTCTTGCAAACCCTACCTTCACAGGAACTGCTACAGTACCTACTCTTAATGCTTCTACAGCTTTGCAGATAGGTGGTGCAGCTATTACATCTAATGCTGCTGAATTAAACAAACTAGATGGGGTGACAGCATCTGCTGCAGAACTAAGTCATACTACTGGTGTTACTTCAGCAATACAAACTCAAATGGATACGAAACAAAAAGAGCTTACGCCTACTGTAGTTACTTCAAATGCGACAGCTACCAAAGATACTAGAGTTATCTTAAATGGTTCTGCAGTAACACTTACGTTACCTGCTAGTCCAAGTGCAGGGGATACAGTAGCTATCACAGAAATAGGTGGTAACAATAATTGTATCATTGGACGTAATGGATCTAATATTATGAGCCTTGGTGAGGATATGACTGTCGATGCAGCTTACGCAGCTTTTCAGTTACAGTTTGTTAACTCAACTATTGGTTGGGCAATAGCACAATAAAGAGGGAATAGAATGAGTACATATTCAACATTTGCAGCAAGTGGTGGTTCTGATGGCCCTGCAGGGGGTGGTGGTGGTTTAGTTACTGGCACTACTTCTTACACAGTTTGTGCAGACAGCAATAGATCTTTAGCTATTTGTTTAACCTGTGAGTGTCCTAGTGGGAATATTACCCTTCCCAACGCAACTTCTCTATCCCCAGGATCTCCTACTTATGTAATAAAAAATGAAAACACTACAACTACTTTTCTTTTACGAGATAACACAAGTTGTGTTTTAACTGCTATACTTCCTGGAGGAGCAGTGGATGCTTCACTGTATGACAACAGTGCTCAACAGGGTGAGTGGGTAATAGGTAAGTTTTCAAAACCTACACCATTTAATCCTTTATCAGATATAGATATTTTTACTGGGGGAGCACTTGCTAGTACTGAAACAAATTTTCATGACTGTTGTCAGGGTTTTTCAGCAGTAACATATGATTTTCCTACTTGTTGCTACAAAGCTGTAACATTTAAAACTGTGAGTGGAGAATACACTAAAGTAGGTGAAATTAATGGAACTGTATGTAAGTGTAACTTTGGTGTAGCACCTGCACATAATGGGTTTGTAATTTTTAGCTGTAGGTTTTGTCAGTGTGACAGTGCATTAGTAGACTACGCAAAATTTATTACAGCTATTAACTGTGACTCTACTTGTGCTGTTACCTTTATAAACTGTTGTGATGTAGGTTGTTGTAATAACTCAACACTGTCAAATGGCGCAGGTGTAGCAGGATGTTGGATGTGTTTTTTAACTGAAGGCACATCTATGCTTCAAAGTTTTAACGTATTTAATTGTGATAGTAGATGTGGTTCAATATCATTAGCTAAAATATGTACAACTACTACAGGTGCTCCCACTTGTCACACATGTGTCCAGTGTATACAAACTCTTGTGGGCTGTGCTAATTGGACTCGTGGAAGACAGCAGACAATTTGTCAACGAAACACATTATGTTATGATAGACCAAAATGTTGTGCTTCAGTAGTTAGTTTAATTGCGTTTAGGAATAATAGTTGTTATGCAGGTTCTTCAGTCTATTTAGTCCACCTTAAAGGAAATGCTTGTTACATTTTTGGAGGTGAAAATTGTAATGTTCTTAATAATGGTACTTCAGGTGCTACTGATGTAAGTGGAGATGCGTACTTTATTTGTGATCAGTTTTTTTGGAAAGCTTGCATCTCTGCACCTTCTTGTACTAACCAATTTGTTAAAGTAAATCATTGTGGAAATGGTTGTTGTGTCTGTAATCTCGCATCTTGGACATCACAGCAGTGTGGAATTTTACCTGTTGGTCTTCATTACTTCTTTTTGGGAGGATGTTGCAGATGTATTAATGACACAATTTATTTAAAGTGTGCTTGCCAAAACTGCGTATGTAAAGTCAACCTTACAAATGGGAGTAACTGTGTAAATTGTTTAAACTACAACAACCTAACACAAAATCGTAGATGTAATGATGCTATGTGTTTGTTTGTGGGTATGCCAGCTATTGATCAAAATGGTAATAACCATTGGGGCGACAGAGATAGAAATGATCAAGCAAGAAAAACTAAAAATAACAGTGGTATGGACTACTGTAAATACAATGATCTTACTGCAGTCTATCAGAGATCTTGTGACAATAAAGGTGAAGGCTCTGCCTTCCCCCAATCATTTGATAACGCATTCTTTCTTTCCTGTGATACTCTTACTTGTCTAGCAGGATTTATTGTTGCTCATGATCAGAATGGTGAATGTTTAAAACTGAAAAAGTTTCACCTTAACACTAGCCATAATTGCCAAACATGTTGCTTTAAAATCTGTCTACCTACAGCATTTATTCAAGCAGAATATAACAATCACTGTATTTGTAATGAACATCATGGATTTAAATACTGGAATTGTGCAACCTGTAGATTGTGTTCTTATAATGTAGCAAGAGGTCTTGCAACTATGTGGTGTATAACTGGTGCTTGTAACCAAGCAACTGTCTGCTGCATGGGAACAACTTCAGGTAATTCTTTTCCAGGGGCTAAACAACAGTGTGAATGTTCTTGCTACCTTTTCTATAATCAAAGCAATACTAGATGGCTTAATACTATACATAATGTGTGTGGTGGTCTTAACATGCAAATTATGAGTTATAATATGGATACATTTCCTGGAGCAATTTTTTGTTGTATAGTTTCAAAAACCAGTTCAGGAAGAAAATGGACCAGTGGTTATAGTGCTAGTACGTGTAGGCTTTTAATGGCAGGGGAACAGTGGATTTGTTCAGGTGTAATTTTTACTAATCTTGGGTTAATTCATGGTATTTATAATCCATCAAATAATTGCTATTCAACTTTTAACACAGGAATAACAGACGCAGTTCAAGGGAGTATTCAGGGAACAGTTCCTCATTTAGATACATTAACTGTGTGTCAAACAGATAAAAAAATTACTTCATTTATAAAAGGTAAAGATTAATGAAATACTATTTTATTTTTAATAGTAGTTCAGATGGCATACTGTCTGAAATATTGTATTCACACCCAACATCCTTATACAATAAGAAAGTTATGGAGTGGGATACAGAAGTACACCCAAGAACTATTACAATAGAGTCATTAGAAGAGGGTGTTGATGATGCTGTAATAGATCTTTTTGAATATGCTATCCCTAACTTTGGTAAGTATGGCCAGGCTGAACCTGATACTACGCCTTTTTATTTAGAAGTTACTGATGAGATTCCACTAGATGAAGCTAAAAATAATCAAATAGATATATTCAGGTTAGCTAGAAATAAAAAGCTTAGTGACAGTGACTGGACTCAATCTTCTGACTCTCCTTTAACAGACGAAAAGAAAGCTGCGTGGGCTACTTACAGGGGTTTACTGCGTAACCTTCCTACGTCTGTGACTAACCCTTGGATAATAGACTGGCCTACACAACCCTCTTGAATTTAGTTTAACATCAGACTATAATAACGAGCACCCTTCATGGGTAATAATAATAAGAAAGAAGACTCGTGAAAAAACTATTTTTTATTGATGGGGGCGCAGGTCGTGCTGTAGCATCTATACCTGCTTTCCTAAAGTATGCAAAGAAACATGACGATTTTGCTATACTAGTACATGGATGGGATACTTTATACTGGGGTATCCCTGAACTACAAGACAAAGTATTTAACCCTGAACAAAAAGGTATCTTTGACCACGTAATAAAAGATGCTGAAGAACTTGTATCTCCTGAACCATATCGAGTACCAGGATACTTTAAACAAGAATTATCTTTAGCTGAAGCCTTTGATGTTCTAATTAATGATACGCATGATCATTCTGATCTAGGCCTACCTGTTCTTAAAACCTCTAAGATGGAAGAGATTAATGCAGCAGGTATGTTCTTGGATGCAAAGAATCAGCAGAAAAAACAAAAGAACATTGTGTTACAACCCTTTGGACGTTCTGCACAAAAACATCCTACTGGTACTATTATTGATGAATCATCTCGTTCTCTTGATCCTCAGTCGTATCTAAAACTAGTTAAGAAGCTAAGTGTAAAGTACAACCTAGTTCTTATGGCTGAACCAGATTTTCATATGGCAGAGGATACCTATACTGTAAAACCACAGGCAGACCTACGAATGTGGACTGCATTTATTGGTTCAGCAGACTACTTTATTGGTGTAGACTCAGTTGGTCAACACATGGCTAGAGCATTAGGAACTCCTGGAACAGTAATTGTTGGTTCTACATTTGCTATCAACACAACTTATCCAGATTACTTTAACATTGTAGAAAAGAAGGATGCTAAGAAATACTCACCTATTCGTATCTCAGGTCTTGAGAGTCACCTAGCTGACAGAGCTAACGATACTCTGATGGATTTTAGTGACGAAGAAATAAATGCAATGTATACTAACATTGTAAAAGATATTGAAAAGAAGGTGAAGTAATGAATATTTTAGCAATCAATCCAGGGCATAATGGTTCTGCTGCTCTAGTAGTAGATGGTGAATTAAAATTTTACATAGAAGAAGAAAGACTTTCTCGTAGTAAGTATGATGGAAATCCTTTTGCAGGAATGATGGAAGCACTAAAGTATGGTGTAGACATCCTAGTTCTTGGTGGTACTTCAGAACAATTCCCACAGTTACCTTGGACAGGAGAAGATCCTTACTCTGGTTTTTTGAGAAAGTTTAACCCTAATCTGGAAATAATAAGTGTTGGTAGTGCTCACCATCTAGGTCATGCAGCAAATGCTTTTTACAACTCAGGATTTAAACAGGCTGCTGCTGTTATTGTAGATGGGTCTGGTTCTCATAGACAGATAGAAATTAATGAAGAGTTTAAGAACCCAGGTTTTGAAACAGAGTCTATTTTTAACTGTGACTATGAAGAGGGAATAAAACCTGTATTTACTTCTTATGGTGGAAACTACGATACCCAACGTATAGTAAGTGAAGATTTAGAAATGGATAGTGCTGTAACAATAGTTAAAGCATATGAAGCTGTCTCACACTATCTTGGTTTTGGTTACATTGAAGCAGGTAAGACTATGGGTCTTGCACCATATGGTAAAAGAAACGAGTTTATTCCTAGTTTGTTTTATAATGGCAGAGGTAACAAAAACGTATTTACCCCTAACTACCCTGCAGGTGCTTACGTAGATCACTCACGCCACCCTTTACTAGAACTAAAAGAAGATCCTAAAGCTTGGCATAGTGACCACACAAAGGTAACAGATGCAGCAAAAGACTTAGCTTGGGCTGTGCAAGATGAGACACAAACTCTTGTAGGAGACTTAATCGAAAAGTCTGTAGATAGAACAGGACACAAAAACATTGTTATATCAGGTGGTTATGGTCTTAACTGTGTAGCCAACTACTACTACAAGGAGAGGTTTCCTGATCTCAATATCTTTGTTGACCCTATCTCTCACGATGGTGGTACAGCAATAGGGTTAGCTAAAATAATTCACTACGATAAGAACAAAGAGGATAAGACTATACGTCCTATGACTACTCTTTATCTTGGCCCTGAACGTAAAGAAGACTATGACCTTGGTGATATAGAAACTAAAGATGTTAAAGCTGCTGATGTAGCAAAGCTAATAGCAGACAAAAACATTGTAGCTTTATTCCAAGGACGTTCTGAAGCAGGACCACGAGCACTAGGTAATCGTTCTATACTATACGATCCTACAGATACTAATGGTAAAGACTTTGTAAACGCAGTCAAAGGAAGAGAGTGGTTCAGACCTTTTGCAGGTTCGATGCTGCAAGAAAACTTTGAAGAGTGGTTTGAAACTCGTGGTCTAGAAGAGTCACCATACATGATGTATGCTATGGACTTTAAGACTGAGAAGCATGGTGAAGTTCCTGCGATTACACACGTAGATGGTACATGTCGTATTCAGACTGTAACCAAGAAACAAAACCCTAGCTATTATTCCCTGATAAAAGAGTTTGATAAGATAACTGGTGTTCCTATCCTGTTTAACACAAGTTTTAATCTAGCAGGTCAGCCTCTAGTTGAGACTTTACAGGATGCCATAAACACTGTGAAGAACTCAGACATAAACTATCTATACTTACCAGACATAGGTAAGCTAGTGCATTATCCTTATAATGATAGTCTTGTTGAGGATATGGAGGAAGCTGCTTAAGGCAACCTCTGAGCAAACTGAAGAAGATCATCAAACACTTTGGTCTTCTTTCTAAGTTTCTCTCTTGAGAATTTCTTGAGGTCTTCTTCAGTTTCTAATCCATGACCAGTACGAACAAGAATAGGTCTAGCACCTATACGTTCTGCAGCTTTAAGATCTGTCATCTTGTCACCAACATAAAAACCATTTTGTTTAAACCTATGCTTATCTAAAAATATTTCTTTCTCTGCTCTGTGAAACATACCAAGATTAGGTTTAGCAAAGCAATCACATTTCAGAGAGGTTTCAGAATAGAACAAACCATCAATGGAGTAGATACCTGCATTACCAAAGACTTCCATCATACGTTGATGAACAGCTTCTACTTGGTCATGTGTCTGCTCCTTTTTTATAATACCACCCTGATTGGTTAGTATAACTAGTTTATATCCTTTGAGTCTAATCATACGAATAGCTTCAAGAGAACCAGGGATAGGCTCCCAATCGTTAGGATCAGAGATGTAACCTTTGTTTACATTTATTACACCATCACGATCCAAACCAACAATTGACTTAGGAAATACTTTAGGCCAATCACTAGGAATATTTTGTTGTTGAATCTGCTGTGGGTCTTGTTCTATTATATGTTTAAATCTAGACATGGTGTAATTTTAATTATGAAGAAGATATTTGTCAATGGAGCATTTGATGTAGTGCATTCAGGGCACCTTGATCTGCTTGATTTTGCTAAGGGTTTAGGCACTCACCTGCTCGTAGCTATTGACACAGATAGGCGTATTGAGTATAACAAGGGGGAAGGAAGACCTTTCAATAAACTTAAGAATAGAAAACATTTAATTGGTTCGTTGAAACCTGTTACAAGCGTAGTAACATTTGACACAGACAATGATCTTCTTGCAATTCTTGAAAGGTACAGACCAGACATAATGGTTAAGGGTTCTGATTGGAGAGGAAAAAAGGTTATAGGGGAGGAGTACTGTAACAAGGTAGTATTCTACGAGAGAACCAATGGTCAATCAACAACAAAAACAATCGAAAATTTTATTACTAGGCGACAGTTGCTATGATGAATATCACACAGGAACTGTAACTCGAATAAGTCCTGAAGCTCCTGTGCCTGTCTTTGATCTTACATCTACTGTTGTAAAAAGAGGTATGGCCTACAACGTCTACAATAACCTTGTTAACTTAGGTGCAAGAGTAGATGTCATAACAGACTACAAAGAGCGTAAGCACAGGTACGTAGAAGAAAAGACTGGTCAACAACTGCTTAGAGTAGACGAACAGATTAAGACTGAGCAGGTAGACACAGCAGATCAAAGTCTAGATGGTTATTCTGCAATTGTTATATCAGACTATAACAAAGGTTTTGTAGAAGAGGGTGACATAAAAAAACTTAGGGCAAAGTTTGATGGCCCTATTTTTGTAGATACAAAGAAAAAAGATTTGGCTCAGTTTGATGGGTGCTTTGTAAAGATAAATCAGTATGAGTACGAAGGGGCTGAAAGCCTTACTAACGAATTAATAATTACCTATGGCTCAAAGAAAGTCGAATATAAAAATAGGACTTACCTACCCCCAAGTGTAGAAACTCATGATGTGTGTGGTGCAGGAGATACTTTTCTCGCAGGTCTTGTATTCAACTATTTGGATACTTATAGTATAGACCAGGCTATAAAGTTTGCGATGCAAGCAGCAGCCATAACTGTGCAACACAGGGGCGTATATGCCCCCAAAATAGAAGAGGTAGTTCATGAGACTTGAGGGTTTTGTTAAAAAAGGTTGGGGATCTGAACTAATATGGGTAACAAATGACAAGTATTGTAGTAAGTTTTTATCTTTTAATTCTGGCGCTAAATTCTCTATGCACTTCCACAAGGATAAGGAAGAGAGTTGGTACGTTTTATCAGGCAAGTTTGAAGTGCATTGGATTGACACAGAAGACGCCACTGTTAACATTGAGTCCCTGGGTGAGGGCGAAGCCTGGACGAATGCGACTCTTGTGCCTCATCAGATCATTTGCTTAGAAGAGGGTACAATCCTAGAAGTATCTACCCCTGACTCTGTAGAAGATAATTACAGAGTAGGTAAGGGTGACAGTCAAGCATGAAGATACTAGTTACTGGTAGCAAAGGGTTCATTGGTCAGAACATGGTCAATGCCCTAAAATATAAACATCAGATTTCTACTTACGAGTATGGTAATCAGTACCCAATACTGGATGGTCTTGACTGGGTAATACACTTAGGAGCAGTAAGCTCTACTACAGAGAAAGACATACGTAAGATAACAGTACAGAATATTGAGTCCTCTATTTATTTATTTGAAGACTGTATAGATAGGGGTATCAACTTTCAGTTTGCTAGTAGTGCATCAGTATATGGATTAGATCCTTGTGGCTTTAAAGAGACTGCAGTTCTAGATCCTCTCAATCACTACGCTAGAAGCAAGGCTATATTTGAAAACTATATCAAGTATAGAAAGGCTCCCATCACTGCTCAAGTATTCAGATACTTTAATGTGTATGGTCCTAATGAGGAACACAAGGGAGAACAGGCAAGTCCACATACTAAGTTTAGAAAGCAAGCAAAAGAAACTGGGAAGATAAAACTATTCAAGAACTCAGAATATTTTTACAGGGATTTTATTCACGTAGACAAGATTATAGAGTATCATCAAAAGTTTTTCTCTATAGAAAAGTCAGGTGTCTGGAACGTGGGTACAGGTTTTGAAAGAAGTTTTTATGAGGTTGCTATAGATATATGTAAAGAAACAGGTGCATCTATTGAATGGATAGATATGCCAGAAAATTTAAAGGACAGTTATCAGAATTTTACTAGGGCAGATACTGTAAAACTTTGGCAGACGATATCAATTTAAGGTACAAACATGGCTACTACAGAACAAATTACAGCACTGGCTGATATGGCTTATGCAGCACAGACCACTGGTGTTTCCACAGAAGACATTAACGCTGCTATGGAAGCTGTTGGCATTGATACAAACGCTTCTGATGCTTATATGCAAAGGCAGTCTTTGCTTGAGTCTTATGGGTATCGCCCAGGCACTAATCAGTTCTATCAGTATTCAACTGTAACTAATGCACCTGTAGATGCAGGTCTTCTTGCCCATCATACAGCAGTACAAACTGCTATGAATGAGTATGGATACTTAGAAAGTACCACTGAAAATCTTAAAGAGTATTCAGGTAAAATTGATCCTAATACTGGTGAGCCATATAAATTTATGGTGAATGATAATATTGCTAATGCACAGTTAATAGAAGATCTTCTGTCAGAACAGGGTTTAACAACTGAATCAACTGTTGCTTTAACTCCTTCAAATGTTAGTGAGTGGCAAGAACCTGCAGCAGAAAAATACAATGAGTCCTATGATGATCAAGAGACTAGAGCAGCTACCTTTAATGAAGGTAGACCTATATATGAAAATTCTTTGCAGTGGGCAGAACAGTTAAAGAAAAAGAAAGCAATAATTACATCTGCAGATGATCTAGTGACAGGTAATGTTACTCTTGGTCAGACTGGTGGAAATCAAACTGGGATGGGAGCTAACAATACTGGAGTATCTGCTCCTCAAATTACACCATACGTAGCAGGAACTCCTAACATTGGTGCAACAACAGCAATTGGAACTAGTCAAGATGGTATGACTGAAGTAGCAATCCCCACATACGAACAAGGTCTTGATCGACAGGCTGATCAGTTTAATCAAAGAGCCTTAGACCAACAGCAGTACTATCAACCACAGACAATTCAAGAACAACAAAATGGCCCTGTGTTTGAAAATGTTTTATATAGAAACAGCATGGGTATGTCTATGTATATACAACATATCAATGGTGTTCCTGCACAACCTATCCCACCAGGTTACTACAGAGTAAAACAATTTGGCACTGATAATACATCTACTACAACTGAGGGGTCTGATAGTCAAAGTTCAGATCCACCCCCAGTAGGCTATGTTAATATGAATACAGGTGGTGCTGTACAAGGATTTAGTCCAGGAGGAACTGCTGTAACTAGAGATGATCTTGAACAGGCTCAAAGAAACTTACTTGCTCAAACTTACGTAGCCCCAGGTGGGGCTGTAGGTGCTTCTCCTGTTGCTTACATTGATCCCAATGCTTATGGTTCAGTCATTGAGTCCACAGCAGGACAGTCTTTACCTACTGCACCTATGGTTCAGTCTGATCAGGTAGCACAGATTAGTTCTGCTACAACTGCTGATACCCCTACTCAAAAATCAACAAAAACAATAAACGCAGACAAAGCATACTCTGATATTAAAACTGCTGTGGCAAGTATGACGCCTGAAGAAATTGCAGATTTATCTGATACTATAACTGCTCAACAACAGACTGGTACTGCAGTATCAAATCTTGATGCAGCGACATCACAATCAAAAGACGTAACAGGAAAACCCACTAGGACAGAACAAACTGGGGAGATGGTTAAAGAGACTGGTGTAAATCAGGCTCAGGTAGGTCAAGCATTTGGGACTGGTGAGATACAGGCTGCATCTGTACAGAATGAACTAGCTTCTTTGATGCAACAGTTTGATGGGGGGCAGACCCCTGCATGGGCAGCAGGATCTATGAGGGCAGCTACTGCTACGATGGCTGCTCGTGGTCTAGGCGCATCTAGCTTGGCAGGTCAGGCTATAGTTCAGGCTGCTATGGAAGCTGCTCTTCCTATTGCTCAGATTGATGCAAGCAACAAACAACAGACAGCCTTGTTTAAAGCAGAACAGAGAGCTAAGTTTTTACAGATAGACTTTGATCAAGCATTCCAGGCTAAGGTTTTGAATGCTGCTAAAGTAGCTGAGATTGCCAACATGAACTTTACTGCTCAACAGCAAATTGCTTTGGAAAATTCTAAAGCTGCTAACACAATGGCATTACAAAATCTTACTAATAAACAAGCACTAATTATGTCAGAGGCTGCAGCACTATCACAGATAGATATGTCTAATCTAAATAATAGACAACAGGCTGAAGTACAGAATGCACAAAACTTTTTACAGGTAGACATGGCTAACTTAAACAATTCTCAACAGACTGCAATGTTTAAGAACCAGTCTCTAGTTAGTAGTATTCTTTCTGACCAGGCTGCTACAAATGCTTCCTTACAGTTTAATGCAACAAGTGAAAATCAAACTAATCAGTTCTTTGCTAACCTAGCTGCTTCAGTAAATCAGTTTAACGCAGCGCAAGTAAATGCTATGAAGCAGTATAATGCTGACGAAGTTAACGCACTGTTAGAGTTTAATGCTACTATTCAAAATCAAAGAGAAATGTTTAATGCTCAAAACTACCTTGTAGTTGCTCAAGCTAATGCACAGTGGAGACAAAATTTATCAACTATAAATACTTCTGCTGCTAACGAGTCCAACATGGACTATGCACAAACAGTTAATGGGCTTACTATAAAATCGTTAGATGAAGTATGGCAGAGAGAACGAGACTTGATGGACTACGCATTTACCCAGAGTGAGAATGTAGCAGATCGTGCATTAAGTATTCTTATGGCAGACAAACAACTGGAATCAGTTATGGCACAACTAGACTCACAGGAGGATACAGCCCTTGGTGAACTTCTTACTAAAGTGTTTTTCTCTTCTGATTTTAAGTCTATTTTTGGTTCATAGTGGGATATACATAATGACTACATACAGATTAGATCAAATGGAAAGAGAAGAGCCTAAAGCATCTCAAAGAACTGCGCGTAAAAGAACAAAGTACGCTGTTGGATCTTCTAAGGCACAAGCACAAAGAGCCTTGGGTGAGATAGATACTTCTTTGCTTCCTTCTGTAGAGAGGGCTTCATCCAGTGAAAGTGGTGGTGAGGCTACAGGGTACTATCGTAGTTCTCTTCAAGACTATAAAGAATCTATGCCTAATGAAAAGGCTAGTTTACCCCAGGGATATGAAACAGTAATTGACGCAGACAAAGACATTGATGTTGACCCTGATATTATCTCAACTGGAGATCCTCTCTCAATCATCAGAGAGTTTGAGGGTTACAGAGAAAAAGCTTACTGGGATGTAGATCACTGGGCTATTGGATATGGTTCTAAAGCCTCAGGTGAAGATGCTTCAATTACAAAGGAAGAAGCTGAGGCTAAACTTAAAACAGAGTTTAATAAGTTTCGTAGTATGGTAGTAGATCATAGGGAAGAGCATGGGTATAACTGGCAACCCCATCAAGTTGATGCACTAACAATCTTTGCTTACAACATTGGATCTATTGATAGTCTTACAGAGGATGGAACTCGTGGGGATGGAGAGATTTCAGAAATGATTTTAGAGTACAATAAGATGAGAGATAGAAATGGTAAGCTTGTAACTGCTAAGGGTCTAACAAAGCGTAGACAAGCTGAAGCCAAATTATTTACTCAAGGATACGAATCATGATAGCACCAAGAGCAAGACAACAGATGAATCCCCAGGCTGCAAAGGTTTACGATAATCCTATGATTGGTCAGCCACCTAATAAACCTATGGGGACACCAAGTCCTAGAGGATTTCAGAAACGTAGTAGACCACCTGTAGCAAATGTAGCAAAGAAACCTAGAAAGCCTATGGGTCAGCCAAGTCCTAAAACATTTCAGAGACCTATACCTGGTCAATCTCTTACTGCTGAACCAAAGAACAGACCCTATGAGAGACCACCAGAGATTACTGATCCTGAAGATGCACTGCGCTTACACCTCACACGTCTTAATGATGTAGAAAGACTAGACACAGCCATGCTTCTACTTCAGAAGGGTGTGGATGTTCGCACTCTTACTGAGGGTATTCTACGTAGCGCAGTAACTGAGGGTATACACAGCATTGATGTGAGCCTTATCATTGCCCCTACTATTCACGACTTTATTGTTGATGTAGCTGATGAGGTAGGTGTTACTTATAAGACAGGCTTTGAGCCTGATGAAAAAGATAAAGACAGAAAAGAGATCGCTCTTGTTAAGAGTATGCTTGGAAAAGGTAAAGGAAGTAAACCTAAGATAGACCAGGCTCCACGAGAAGAACCTAAACAACAGATGGAAATGGATCTGGGTGAGCCAAAGGCTGCACCTAAAGGTCTGATGGCGAGGACGTAAGCATGGGATTTTTACAAGGTGTAGTAAACGAAGTAAATCGCCAGGAAGACGCAGCAACTAGGGCTGATGAATTTATGCAGTCACTACTAGAGAAACGTAAGGATCAAATTCTTCCTGATTTGATGCAACGTATAGCAGACAGAACAGAGGCAGCAGGAGAACGAACTGCTAGAATTGATGCTGCTATGGGGATGCAATTCAGTGAACGTGCTGCGACAGCCCTAGAGTTAACTGGTCAATTAGAGTTTATACTACAAAACATAACTGATTTAAAGAAAGACTTAGATCCAACCTACATTCCCAACCTAACTTCAGGTTTAGAGGCTAGGATTGATGATGATGAGGAGTTAGCTAAGGCTGTAGCTGCAGGTTTGTCTGGACCACTTGAGTCTGTAGAAGATCAAGAGAACGCTTTTCTTAGAGCCTATCAAGCCACAGACCAAGCTAGTTTTGATACAGAACTTGCCAACCTAATTAATTATATGGGGGGTAGTAACTCTACAAGCATTGATAACAAGTTTGGTATTACAGTAGGTAAAGGTTCAGTTATTACTGACTCAGAATTTAAAAATATAAATTCAATTTTAGGTAACGCCCTCAATGTTATGTATCAAGATATGTTTGATAGAACTAACGATGGGGATTGGTATGTAAAGTCTGAGGTAGATGGTAGTGAAGAAGTTCAATTCTTATTTAATAACCTTGCTAAAAAGGCTACAGAAATAAGCCAAGATCCTTTTAACAATCTTAGCACAGTGGGTGCTTCTCAGTTTGTAATAGATAAAGTTACACCTGCTAGTCAGATAGATGGTTTAGAGGCATCTCTTGTAAATCAGTATTTAGATGAGGCGTTGAAAAAACCAGACTTTGACTGGGGAAATGTATCTATACCACAGGATAATTAATGGCTACTTATTTAAAAGAAATTGAAGAAAAAGACTTCATGGATCTTCTTGGCAACGAGGAGTTTGAGCAGGACTTAAAGTCTTTCTTTCAGGGTGGGCGATACACATACTCTGATAAAAAAATAGAAGATACTGAACAGTTAGCAAATGATTTTGTTCAACACATGCGTTGGCAAGACATGAATGAGAGCACTGCAATCTTTGACTTAAACTACGTTAAGCGAGGTCTTGGTTACGATGATGACAATGCCACTGAGGAAGGTCTCATGGCTTTTGGGAAGCTAATGAATGCGTATGATAAGTCAGATGGTGGGGGTACTGGTGTTATTGAAGGAGCCTGGGATTACCTCTCTGCTCTGGCTTCTGCTCCTTCTACTGGTTTTACTGTAGCTACGTTTGGGCTTGGTGTTGGATCAAAGATCGTAGCAAAGGCTGCGTCTAAAGCAACACAGATGAGCATTAGAAAGTACGCTCAGAAAATGTTGGAGTCAGGGATTGCAAAGCAAACAATTAAAGAGGGTGTTAAAACAAATACTGTAGGGAGTGCTGCTCTAAAAGCAGGAGGTATTTCTTTTGTACAAGAGGGTACTCTTGGTGGCGTGGGTTCTTATGGTAGAGGTGAAACAAAGAAAGAAGTTATAGAAGGCTATGAGTATGGACTAGGTGATCTTGCTTTAGATGCAACAATAGATGGAACCATTGGATCTACTCTTGGTGGTATAGGTGGGGCTTGGAATCAGAGTACAAAAAATAAAGCTATGGATATGATCGTTGATCAGGCTGAGAAAGCAAACATTAGGTCTGAAGAAGTTGCAAAGGTAGCCTTAAATAGAATCAAACAAGCGCAGAAGTCTGGTACAAGTACCATTGAGATCAATGAAACCATGACCTCTATGGCAGATCTTGCTGCTGTTCTCAGGGCAAAAAATCAGAATGTAAAATTAGATAAGTTACCAGAAGATCAAGTAGCTCTTGGAAGAGAAATCTTTGATCGAATGTTGAATGCTGCAGACAATACTGAGATTGCTCCTGGACTAGACATGAATGCCATACGAGGTATTGCAGCAGCAAGTATTGAAATGAGACAAGCTTTAAAAGTAAAACCTGGTCAAAGAATAACAGAGGCTGTTTCAGAAGGTCTTGAGAATGGATCAATATCAAATCAACAAATATCTGATATTAGAAAAAGATATAATCTAACTGCTCAAGAGTTGTCCTACGTGTGGATGGCAGAACTATCTAGAGCAGGTTCTATCCTTGCTGAAGGTTCAAGGATTAAGAAAGCAATTGTACAGGACATTGATATTCTTTCTAGTAATGGTGCATCAGTGTTTACTGGTAATCAAATCCTTGACACAATTAACGAGGCTAAAGGCAAAGGTTTTATAAGAAAAGGCTATGAGGGTGTACAAGATCTTGATGGTATGCGTATTGCATTTATGACTTCTCAGCTTGGAACAACTATAGCTAACGTAGCTACAGGCGTAGGCAATACTTTTATTGATATGTCAGATGCTTTCTGGAAAGATGTAATGAATGTTACTCTTGGTTCACGAGGAGCAGATGGTAAGGTTAAAAGACGATGGACAGGAAACACTCTGTCTATTCTCAAAGGATTTACAGTAAACAAAAAAGAGTCTGAAGTTCTTTCTGCTATGTTAATGGAGGATGCACCTGCTGAGTTTTCACAATTATTTTATGAGTCACAAAGAATAGGTGACGCTGTTAATTCTAACAGTCTTATGTCAAAGGCAGGTAGATTTTTTAACACTTTGAACATGGCAACAGACTCAGTGTTTAAACAGGGTTCATTCTATGGGGCTGTTGATAGAAGACTACGAGAGCTAAATAATCCTGCCCTTGGTAGAAACTTTAAGGAATACTTAGAGATACACACAGACTTAGAAGCACTAAGATCCTCTGGCATTTTGTCTGAGGCTTCAGATTATGCTAAGAGATTTACTTTTCAGAGAGACTTTAGGGGTGACAACTCTCTCTTTGGTAAGGGTGCTCAAGAGATCCAAAGGCTACACAAACAAATGCCTTTTGTTATCTCCTCTGGTTTAGACATGCCATTTCCTAGATACCTAGCTAACCACTTAGAATACATCAATGACTACACACCAATTGGTATTGTCACTGGTGGTATGGATCAGCTAGAAAAGATCATCTACAAAAAGGGTGATGAAAG